GATGCAGAAACGCAAAAAAAAAGACTTGATGAAACATTAGCTGTGACTGCACCAGCTGATGCACCATCACGTCAATTGACTAATGAGGAACTTGTTTCACGAGTTCAAGGTCAGATTGCTGCGTCTAGAGAGCCACAACCAGCCCCCACCACTGTCGGTGAGGAAGTTGATTTTGAAACACCAAAGATGGAGTTTGAGCAAGACTTTGTTGTTGCTGATGCGCCTATTAAATCACCAGTAGAATTAAAGCCTGTTACTGATGATTTGCCTGACACTGTTGAGACTGATCCTGAAATTAAACCTACAAAGTCTAATCAGAATCTGCCAACAAGAGAGTCTATGAGCAAGTCATATACAAGTTTGTATGGAGAGCCAAACACTCAGTATGGTGAGTATATACCATCTCAACTAGGCAATGATGACGCCTATGATTATGGTGTGTTTGATAGTAGTTTTACATCTGTATGGGGTGCCGCTTTTAGGCAACACAACTTTCTTCCATCCTTGCAACGTCTTGTAAAATCAACAGACTCACAGTATCAGCCTGAAGAGGGATATGATCCTTTTCAGGACAAAAGCCTTATAAGAGAGCTTGGTGGTAAGGACGGACTATGGCGTTTTATGCACAGTCAAAGCCATGCAGAATCTATGATGAAGTTAGAAAACTTCAAAGAAGACGCAGAAGATATGGCACTTCTTGCTGCAACAGCATCGGGGCCAGCACAGGCAGTAGCTACTTTAGCTACTCCAACTACTTTTGCTCCATTAGCTCCTATTAAGGTATTGAACTCAGCATCAAAGACAAGAAGGTTTGTTGGGGGAACTGCTTTTACAGCGGCTATTCTTGCACCAGAAGAAATGTTGATTGCGTCTCAAAACGAATACAGAGACGCATCTCATTCTGCTTTGGCTTTAACAGCATTGAGTTTGGTGGGTGGTACTCTTACAGCTAAGTTTGGTAATAGGCTTTCACCAACAAGCGGATTTACACCAACTGGCAGTGGTGGGGGAACCTACAAAGCAGCTGGTGCAAACGTATCACCAGAGCGTTACAGAGAAACTCTCTATTCCACTATGGAGCAAGATGCTCTGAAAGAAACAGGCATTGGTGTAGAGAAACTGCCTTGGAACCCTGTTCTTCGTATGTTGAAGAGCGATAACGCATTTGTTCGCAACCTTGCAGTTGGTATGGTTGATGTTGGCGGTATGATGCAGAAGAAGGTCGATCTTGGAGAAAAGATGGATCAGTCTGTAGAAACCACATTTAGGACAAAATATCTGTCTCCTTTGTTAAACACTGTAAGAGAGTCAGATACAGCTTACTTGCGTTATCGTGGTGTAACCCCTGCTGATACTGATATATCTCGTTCTATGCAGATGATTAAAATGTCTGCTGGCGATCTTCTTAATAGAAGCGGTGGTCATTTAACAGAAACACAGTTCCGTATTCGTGTGGCAAAAGCCATGCGTAGGGGTGATGTTGATGATGTTGGTGATGCTGCATCTGAGTATGTTACTCAAGCTGCACAGTCATACAGAAAGAACTTTAACTTTATTAAACAGGAAGCAGAAAGAGTGCGTTTGTTTGAAGCACAGATTCTTCGTGAGATACAGCGTGTAGGTGAACAAAGCCCAGAAGGTATTAGACTACAGCGCAGCCTAGAGAAAATTAGAGCTGAAGGTGTTACGCCAAATACAGCTGATGGTTATGTGCCTCGTGTTTATCGCATTGACATGATTATGAAACATCAGGATGAGTTCCTGTCTATTGTTAAACGCCATGCCATTACAAAAATGGGTATGGATCAGAGTGGTGCAAACACATTTGCTCAGAACGTGTTAGATACTGTTACCAGAAACAGACCCTTCTATGATGCTGATGAGGTTGTTGATTCACTTGATTGGGCAAAGAACCCATCAGGCGTTCATGCAAGAAGCCTAGAAATACCTGACATTGAGATAGAGAAGTTTCTTGAAAGTGACATCGAGGTGTTAATGCGTCACCATACCAAGACTATGGGTATGGATATTGAGCTTACAGCTAAATATGGAAGCCCCGACATGAAGTCAGTCATTGACAATATTGTTGTTGATTACGAAAGGCTTATGAGAGAAGCTCCTAACGCAGAAAGGCGTGCTGCTTTAAAGAAGGGCATGGAGCGTGACATCGAGGATATTCGTGGTTTGCGTGACAGGCTGCGTGGTACTTACGGTGCATCTAAAGACCCTCATGCTGTTAGCAGCAGATTTATTAGGGTTATGAAGTCATTTAATGTACTTGCCGGTATGGGAAGCGCAATGATTTCTTCTGTGCCAGATGTTGCCAGAACAGTGATGGTTGAAGGTTTTAAGAACACTTACGAAGGTGGTTTCCGTCAGTTGTTCAAAGAGCAAGCTGGTTATGTAAAGAGAATGAGAACAAGAGAGTTGAATCAAGCTGCTGTTGCTGCTGATGCGGTTCTTGGACTCAGAGCGCATGCAATGAGCGACATTGGGGATATGTTTGGTTCACGTTATGGATTTGAACGTGGGCTTAATCAAGCTACTGGAATGTTCTTTTTAATGAACGGCCTAAACTACTGGAACCAAGCCCTAAAGGAATTTGCTGGCACAGTTACAATGTTTAGGATGAACAATGCTTTAATGACAACTTGGGAAGCTTTATCCAGAGCAGACAAAGAGAAGTTGTTAAAGAATGGTATTGATCGTGGAGATCACTATCGCATTAGGCAGCAGATACAACGGCATGGGCGTAGAGTTGAAAGAGAGTGGTTTGCAAACACTGACTCTTGGACTGATGCTGAGATGCGTATTCTTTACAGAAATGCGTTAAATCAAAATGTTGAGCGTATGATTATTACCCCTGGGGCTGGTGATCGTGCTTTGTGGACATCTACTGAGATGGGATCTTTTATTACTCAGTTTAAGTCATATGGTCAGGGTGCAATGGTTCGTATGCTTACATCTGGCTTGCAAGAGCGTGATGGTGCTTTTTGGCAAGGAGCGTTCCTTCTTGTTGGTCTTGCAGCTGCGGTCAACGAGTTTAAGAAAGTTCAGTATGGTATTGATAAAGAAGAGTCTTTTGATGAAAAGCTTATAAATGCTGTAGACAGATCAGGAATACTTGGATGGGCTATGGATGTTAATAATGCTGTAGAAAAAGTATCGGATTACAAGTTAGGTATGAGACCTTTCCTTACAGATCAGCCTCAGTATGGACTGCCTGATTCTGCAAAAGCAGGAGCTGTACTCGGCCCTGGAATTTCCAATGCAATGAATCTTAGTAGCATCATGGGGGATGTTGTTACATTTAACGCAGATCAGCAAACTTTAGATAATGCTAGGTTTGTCACCCCAACAGGAAACCTATTTTATCTTGACCCTATTTATGATGGTGTTTTTGGGAAATAGATGTGAATTAACGCAATGAAGCCAACAATGTATAAGAGGATATTATGGCGACAATCCAAATAGCAGATGATGATGCAAGAGTACAATACACGCAAGCTGTAGTAGCTAATACTACTCAGCTTACGATTGATTTTCCATTCTTTGATTTGGATGATCTTAATGTAATTGTTACTGATGCAGCTGGAACAGATACTGTGCTTACCAGGGGAACTGGTACTGGCACTTTTGCTGTTGTTGGCGTTGCTGTGGATGATGGTTTCTCAGGTGGTTATGTAACCTTGGGTGACTCTTATTCTGCTGGCACAGATACATTTACATTGTTCCGTGATATTGCTGTTGAACGTACTACTGACTTTCCAACATCAGGCCCATTTAACATTTCATCTCTTAATACAGAGCTTGATAAGATCATTGCTATTGAGCAAGAGCTTGAGACTAAGGTTACTCGTACACTTCAGCTTTCTGATTCAGATGCGACTGTTGATCTTAAGTTGCCTAACCTTGATACTCGTAAGGGTACGACTCTTGCGTTTAATGCTGTAACTGGTATTCCTGAAGCTGGCCCTACTATATCAGGCGTTACAACTGTAGCTAATCTTGCTGCTGACATTGCTACTCTTGCTGACATCGAGGACGGCACAGTAGCTACAGATGCTATTAGTGACACGGCTGCCATTGCTGCAAATGTAACGACAGTAGCTGGCATATCTAGCAATGTTACAACCGTTTCTGGCAACACATCAAATATCAACACAGTAGCTGGAAACACAACCAATATTAATACAGTGGCTGGCAATAACGCCAACGTAACTACTGTTGCCGGAATCTCAGGCAATGTGACTACTGTAGCCGGTATTTCGGCAGATGTGACCGCAGTAGCGGGTGATGCTACCGACATCGGCACAGTCTCAACCAACATTGCTAACGTCAATACTGTTGCCGGTATTTCTGCTGATGTAACTACAGTGGCTGCTGATGGAACAGACATCGGCGTTGTGGCTGGTATTTCATCTGACGTAACCACAGTCTCAGGTATTGCAGCTAATGTTACAACTGTCGCTGGCAACACATCTAACATTAACGCTGTCGCTGCTGACGCAACTGACATTGGAACCGTGGCAACAAACATTGCCAACGTAAACACTGCGGCTGGAATATCTGCTAACATTACAACTGTAGCTGGTATTGCTGCTGA